ACCCGGATGCAAAAAAACCCCGAAACCTAGTGCGGTTTTACAACGACCCAACATTAGCAAGAAAGCTGTCTCACGGTTATCATCATTTTGAGATTGGCGATATTGGTTGGAAATGGGTTAAAATAAGACCAGCCTATTTAAGCACACATAGAGCAAATCATTGGACTAAAATTAAAAGGTCTAAATGGGATGACATACAACAGCTTAAATCATTTACGGTTTTAGAGGAGAAAGAATCAAAAAGCTAATACTACTAATACTACCCATATTAGCTCTACCTTTGGTGTTTCAATCTACACCAACAGAAATACTAAAACTTAAAACCTTTGATGCCTTCGTAAAAGAACAACCTGAATCAGGTAACTTTGTCATATTAAATATTACAGAAGAAGACGTAGCCAACATGGGCGGTTGGCCGTTTCCTAGAAGAACACTTGCAGAAATACAGATAGATTTAATTAACGAAGGCGCTGCTGGTATAGGATGGGTTGTTTCATACCCACAAGCTGACCGCATGGGCGGTGATGAGATTTTTGCACAAACACTTGGATATATACCATCTGTATTAGCCATGTTTGAAGACGGCAGTGGCAAATATCCTAAACCAACAGGCACAGTTATTATGGGCGATAAAGCGCAAGGAATCGTATCGCAAGGTGTAGTGCAAAATGTTGATATTCTCGCAAATAATACATTACAAGGTTTAGCGATAGCACCCACTGATGTTGACCAACTTGTGCGAAGAATACCCTTATTAGTAAGCACACCTAACAATGAGTGGATTCCTAGTTTTGGCACACAAATATATAAAGCCTTATTTGATGTCAAAACTTACATTATAAAAACTAATGATAATGGTGTTGAGGAAATATCAATTAGAGGAATACCACCCGTCAAAACAGATAGCTTAGGTCGTAAGTGGATAAGTTGGGTAGATACACCACAAACAACTTTATCTGAAATGAATGTTGCAGGTAAGGTAGTATTTATAGGTGTTACTGCATCTGGTGTTATGCCACAAGTAGCTACTCCAATTGGCTTGTTAGAGCCACATAAAATACAAGCTGCTTTAGCAGAATCCATATTGATACAAGATTCGCCTTATATACCTGATTGGTCTTTAGCAGCAGAAATAGGTATTTTTGCAATATCTGTTATAGCCACATGGTTTTTAATACATTTGTTAGGCATAACATTGGGCGCAATCAGTTATGTAGTTTTTACATTAGCACTTGGTTATAGCGGTTATTGGCTCATACAAGATGGATTATTAATAGATGTAACATGGACATTAGTCGCAAGTTTTATTACAGGAGCCATAGCTTTTTATCTAAGATTTAGACAACAGTTTAAATTACGATTACAAATAAAAAAACAATTTGAGCATTACTTAGACCCAAGACAGGTAAAAAGATTACAAGACAATCCTGAATTGTTAAAGCTAGGCGGTGAAAGAAGGCTTTGCTCTTTTCTCTTTACTGATGTGCGTGGCTTCACTTCTTTGTCAGAAACATTAGAGCCTGAAGAAGTCACAGAAATTATGAATAAAGCTTTAACAGTGCAAGTAAATTGTGTGCAAAAAAATGGCGGCATGGTAGATAAATTTATAGGCGATGCTTGTATGGCTATATTTAATGCGCCACTAGACTTAGAAAACCATGAAGAACTTGCTGTAAAAACTGCAATAGAAATGCAAAAAGCTATAAAAGAACTTAACAAAGAACTGCCACATAAAATAGCTATTGGCGTAGGCGTTAATACAGGTGAAGCAGTAATAGCAAATGTAGGTAGCGACACCCGGTTCGACTATTCAGCCATTGGCGATGCTGTAAACACAGCAGCTAGACTAGAGTCTGCAACAAAAGAAGTTGGCGTAGATATACTTATTGGAGAAAATACTGCACAAAGTGTTAATTATAAGTTAAAATCATTAAAACCAATAAAGGTAAAGGGTAAGAGTAAACCTTTAAAAATATACACGGTGTGTTTATGAAATCTACACAAGAAGCAATCAATAAAATTGAAACTCATGAAAAAGAGTGTTCTATTAGGTACGCAAACATAGAAAAAAGATTAGAAGATGGTGGAAAGCGTTTTGATAAGTTAGAAAATATGATATGGGCAGTTTATCCTTTTATATTGGTATCTGTAGTATTGTCTAGGTTTGTCTAGTGCAACAATTTAAAAACTATCTTAAAAACGTAATAGAAAAAATATCTAATTACTTTTTTCCTAAATATAAAATAACAGTGTCTTTTAATAAAATTTATGGCGATTCAGACGACAAGTCTTACATAAGTAAAAAAATTATTACGCAAAAAGAAAAACATCTTAAATTTAAAGATGAAAATAATAGACTTATTGAGTTTAGAAGTTCTGCTGGACTAAATTACATAATAGAGGATGTGTAATGCAACAAATATTAATAGGCATTATATTGGTTTTAGGGTTGGGTAGTTATTGGTTGTATCAACAAAACTTAACCCTGCAAGCTAATAATAAAGCATTAGAAGGCGCTATTGCTACACAAGAAGAAGCAATCGCATCTTTACAGAATGATTTTGCTTTACAAACCACTGAGTTAAATAATTTAAGTATTAAGAGCCAAGCAGCACAAAGAGAACTAAATAGATATACACAGTTTATTAAAGATTATGAATTGTCTGCAAAAATATTAGCAGACCCAATTGAAATGGAAAGGAAAATAAATAATGGTACAAAACACATTATGGAAGACATCGAAAAACTCAGCAGTGATGTTGATGACCTTGATGATGGCTTGCAGTTGCAGTCTAATTCCAACTAAACAAATAGAAGTTACAGCAAAACCTATGGATAGAACCATAGTGCAACCTGTGATGCCAAGAGAAATAGATTTGAAAGAGCCAATGTGGATTGTTGTCACACCTGATAATGTTGATGAACAATTAGCTAGAATAGAACAACAAGAAGGTGAGGTATTATTTTTAGCAATGACTGTGCCAGATTACGAGGTCATGGCATACAATATGCAAGAGATTAAGAGGTATATAAATGAACTTAAAGATGTGGTTGTGTACTATAGGACAATTACTACAACAAAGGAAGGAGATAAATAAAATGAAAATATCACAAGAAGGCATAGATTTAATAAAGCACTATGAAGGTTGTCCTACTAACGATAACGGCATGGTGGTTTCTTATAGGTGCGCAGCTAACAAAACAACAATTGGATTTGGAAGTTTAAAACTTAAAGATGGTAGTCCCGTACAAGATGGTATGACTATAACCAAACAAGAAGCTGAAGATTTATTAGCACATGAATTAAATGAATACGAAGGCTACATAAATGATATGGTAAAAGTTCCACTTAAACAGAACGAATTTGATTCTTTAGTTTCATGGGTTTTTAATTTGGGACCAACTAGCCTTAAAAATTCTACGCTACTTCGTGTTTTAAACGAAGGCAAATACCACGAAGTTCCAGAACAAATAAAGCGATGGAATAAAGTAAACGGTGTTCCTAACGAGGGTTTAATAAAAAGAAGAAAAAGCGAAGCCTTGTTGTTTGAATGTCAAGATTGGGGTAAAGTCTAACTGACATGCTCATTAGTGGATGTTCATATATCTCCTCTCTCCGATGCAGTATGTCAGGAGAGTCAATTTTGTCCTCTAATTATAATTATTGGCTCTCCACCTTATGATTGACTTAGATAAAATAAAATCTTTTGATGCTTTGTCTAGGGATGAACAGGTAGAAGCCTTAACATTAATAGATAAATGGAAGAACCTAAACGCTAGGGACAAATGTAAGTCTGACTTTTTAGAGTTCATTAAACATCAGTGGGATGGCTTTATAATGGGAAGACATCATAAAGTTCTTGCAAAAAAACTTAATCGCATAGCACAAGGTAAATGCAAAAGACTTATGGTTATGTTGCCACCTAGACACACCAAATCAGAGTTTGCATCTACATATTTTCCAGCATGGATGATGGGACTTAATCCAAGTTTAAAAATAATACAAGCGACACACACGGCAGAACTAGCTGTGCGATTTGGTAGAAGAGTGCGTAATATTATAGACAGCGAAGAGTATCAAACCATATTTCCTGATATAAATTTATCAGGTGATAACAAATCTGCTGGTAGATGGACTACAGATGATGGTGGAGAAGCTTTCTATTCAGGTGTTGGTGGTGCAATAACAGGACGTGGTGCAGATTTATTAATTATAGACGACCCACATTCAGAACAAGATGCAATGTCGCCGACTGCAATGGATGCAGCTTGGGAGTGGTACACAAGTGGACCGCGCCAAAGATTGCAGCCCGGCGGCACCATCGTTTTGGTTATGACTCGTTGGAGTACAAAAGATTTAGCTGGCAGATTGTTGAAAAGACAATCTGAAACACACGCAGACCAATGGGAGGTGGTTGAGTTTCCAGCGATTATGCCTGAGTCAGAAGAGCCTTTATGGAAAGAGTTTTGGAAAAAAGAAGAGTTGTTGTCAGTAAAAGCATCACTACCGATAAGCAAATGGAACGCACAGTGGATGCAAAACCCAACAGCAGAAAGCGGTTCTATAGTTAAAAGAGAATGGTGGCAGAAGTGGGAGAATGAAGCTATACCCAGTTGTCAGTGTATTGTGCAAAGTTACGATACTGCTTTTAGCGCAAAAGAAACAGCAGACTATTCTGCTATAACGACTTGGGGAATATTTGACCCTGAAGATGGTAGCGAACATGCAATTATATTGTTAGATGCGAGTAGACACAGAGTAGATTTTCCACAACTCAAAAACATAGCATTAGAAGAATATAAGTATTGGGAGCCTGATATAGTTTTAATAGAGGCCAAAGCTAGTGGTACACCTTTAACACAAGAACTTAGAAAAATAGGAATACCTGTACAAGCTTACTCGCCTAGCAGAGGACAAGACAAGGTTGCAAGAATGAACTCTATTGCACCTATGTTTGAAAGTGGTATGGTATATGCTACAGAAGATGCTTTTGCAGAAGAAGTAATAGAAGAGTTAGCTGCTTTTCCCTTTGGAGAAAATGATGACTTTTGTGACTCTACTACTATGGCTTTAATGCGAATAAGACAAGGTGGTTTGATTGAGTTGGACAGCGACTATCAAGAAGACATGCAAGTTGATAGAACAGCTTTGTCATATTATTAATTATGGTTAGAAAAAAAAGAAAAGACCCAATAAAAGGCACAGGTAAAAAGCCAAAAGGTAGTGGTAGACGTTTATATACAGATGAAAACCCAAAAGATACTGTAAGAATAAAATTTAAAACACAGGCAGATGCGAGAGCTACAGTTAAAAAAGTTAAAAATATCAAAAAACCATTTGCTAGAAAAATACAAATACTTACAGTAGGTGAACAACGAGCTAAGGTAATGGGTAAAAAAGCAATAGCAAGCATATTTAAAAAAGGTAAAAATGCTATAAGGAGACTACATGGTCGCAAAACTATCAACACTTAAAAAAAAGATTAGGTCAGGTAAAAAACTTGGATTTAGTGAAAAAGCATCAGCTAAGGCACGAGGTCTGATTGCAAGAACAGGTGGTAAAAACAAAGGTAAGAAGGTAAAATCAAAAAAATACAAGAGATAATATGGTTACAGAAAGAAAACTAGGCACTGAAGATAACCCTGATATAAAAGACCAAACAAAGTCTGTTAGTGTTCCTGTTGATGATATTAATATAGAAACACCTCCAAGAACTTTTGACGATGAAATGTTTGATGCTTTACAAATTAGCATTAGTGAAGATGAAATAGTTTTTGACGAGCCAACGGAAATAGAAGCGCCACAAATACCCTTTGACGCAAACTTAGTAGAATTTTTAGATGACGACATATTAGGCAGTATCTCTTCTAAATTATTGTACGCTATTGAAAACGACAAAGAATCACGCAAAGAATGGGAAAAAACATACACAGATGGACTAAAGTATCTTGGTATGCGCTTTGATGAGCAAAGAAGTCAACCATTTGAAGGTTCAAGTGGTGTTATACACCCAATATTGTCAGAAGCGGTTACACAGTTTCAAGCGCAAGCTTATAAAGAATTATTACCTGCACAAGGTCCTATAAAAACACAAGTCATAGGTCAAAGAGACGCAAACACAGAAATGCAAGCAGAAAGAGTAGGCGAATTTATGAACTACTACATAATGAATGAAATGCCTGAATATGACCCTGATTTAGACCAATTATTGTTCTATTTGCCTTTATCAGGTAGTGCATTTAAAAAGGTTTACTATGATGCAACAAAAGGCAGGCCTGTATCTAAATTTGTGCCTGCTGAAGACTTGTTAGTTCCCTATAATGCTACGGACATACTTTCGGCCGAAAGAGTTACTCATGTAGTATCTATGAGCAATAACGAAGTTAGAAAAATGCAATTATCTGGTTTTTATGCTGATATAGACTTAATGAACCCGCAAAACATAAGCAGAGATGAAATAGACCAAGAGGTAGATAAAATACAGGGTGTTGAGCCTGATTATGGAGAAGATGAGCAACGCAAATTGTATGAAATACATACTGTTGCAGACATTGAAGGATTTGAAGACACCAACGAAATGGGCGAGCAAACTGGCTTAAAGTTACCCTATATCATAACCATTGATGAATCATCACAAAAGATTTTGTCCATACGTAGAAATTATGAGCCAACAGATGTGTTAAGAAACAAAATAAATTATTTTGTGCAATATAAGTTTTTGCCCGGATTAGGTTTTTATGGCTTAGGTCTGTCTCACATGATTGGTGGTTTATCCAAAGCTTCAACATCTTTGCTTAGACAACTTATAGATGCAGGTACATTAAGCAACTTGCCTGCTGGATTCAAAGCTAGGGGTATAAGAATTAGAGATGAAGCATCACCTTTACAACCGGGTGAATTTAGAGATGTAGATGCACCGGGAGGCGCATTAAGAGATTCTCTTATGCCCTTACCCTATAAAGAGCCTAGTAATGTATTGTTTCAATTACTTGGATTATTAGTTGATTCAGGCAAAAGATTTGCTGCAATTGCAGACATGAATATAGGTGATTCTAACGCCGCTATGCCTGTTGGAACAACTGTTGCTTTATTAGAAAAAGGCACAAAAGTTATGAGTGCGATACATAAAAGATTGCACTATTCACAAAAAAATGAGTTTCAAATACTTGCTAGAGTGTTTCAAGAATTTTTGCCACCCGTGTACCCGTATGAAACTGGTAGTGGTCCTAGAGAGGTTAAGGTAGAAGATTTTGATAACAAAGTAGATGTTATACCTGTATCTGACCCTAATATTTTTTCTATGAGCCAAAGAGTAATAATGGCGCAAGAACTATTAACAATGGTGCAATCAAACCCACAACTACATGGTCCGCAAGGCATCTATGAAGCTTACAGAAGAATGTATGCAGCTTTAGGTGTAGACAACATAGACTCATTACTTATGCCACCAGCAGATACGACTCCTAAACCTGTAGACGCAGGAATTGAAAATAGTGGTTTATTACAAGGCATACCTCAACAAGCGTTTCCTGAGCAAAATCATGAGGCACATGTAGAAGCACATAAAAGTCTATTTTTAACACAAGCGGTTATAACAAATCCACAACTACAATCCATAATAATTGCACATGTTATGCAACATTTACAATTTATGGCCAATCAGATGGCTGAACAACAACTGCCACCTGAAGTGCAACAACAAATACAAGCATCTTTAGAACAGGTCTCACAATTAGACCCACAATCACAAACTGCTTTACAACAACAAATACAGACTATAATTGAAAGCTTCAGCTCACCAATACTAGCTCAGTTGTCGTCTGAGTTTTTAGCATCTGTGCAACCACCTCAACAGGACGACCCACTTGTGGCAATCAGACAACAAGAACTTGGATTGCGTGATAAAGAAATAGAAATGAAAAATCAACAGTTTATGGCTAAAGAAGAACAAGATGCCATGGAAAGCGCAGCAGAATTGCAAATACAACAAAACAAAGCAGACCAACAAGCTGCCATAGGTAATGAAAAAAATGAAATTGCCAAAGAAAGATTGCAACAACAAGCTGAATTAAAATTAATAGACCTACAAGCGAGGATGAACAAATGACAAGCTCAATAAATGAAAAAATTAAACAACAAATAAAAGAAAAAAAAGCACAAATGAAAACACAAGAATCTATTGCTAATCAAGAGATTAAAAGAGCAAGGGATGACAAGGGACATTATGTAGCAGATGACCCAAATACGCCTGATATAAATGAGGCTTGGGAGGGTGGTAAAGCGCCTAAAAAGAAAACAAAAACATCTGCAAAAAAGAAAACAGTAAAGAAAAAAACAGTTTCAAAGAAAAAAACTACAAAAAAATAAGGAGTAGAAAATGAAAGCAAAAACTTCCATAACTATAAAAGGTCAAGGAAGCATTGCCTTATCACAACCTAAAAAAGTAAAGGTTGATACAGCACACAAACCCGGCTACGGAAAGGGCAAAAGCAGAGGCAAAGGTGCTGCATTAAGAGGCAATAATTTCAGTGGCGTGTTCTAAATTATGGATATGTATGATTTTATTCATGCAATTCGTAAAGATTTGAATGAGAGAGAGGCGCAAATAGTAACCATTCTTACGTCAGGCGGCGTTAAAGATATGGAAAATTATCAATTTTTAATGGGTGAAATATCTTCATTATCCTATATTCATGATAAGATAAAAGAACACTTACAAAGTAAAGGAGATATAGATGACAGTTGAGTCAAAAAAAACCGTTGAAGAGAAAATAGAACAAGAAACTATTGATTTGGACAAAGCTTTTGTAGAAGAGGACAAAAGAGTTTTAGACCCAAGTTTATTAGATAAAAGTATTCTGGAACGGATGCCACAACCAACAGGTTGGCGTTTGTTAGTGCTTCCTTACCGTGGTAAGGGAGTTTCAGAGGGTGGTATTCAATTAGTAAAAGAAACCATCGATAGAGAAACCCTAGCGACTGTTGTTGCTTATGTTGTTGCAGTTGGTCCTGATGCCTACGCAGATAAAAAAAGATTTTCGTCTGTGTGGTGTAAAAAGGGCGACTGGATAATGATAGGCAGATATGCAGGCTCTAGGTTTAGGTTGGCTGATGAAAGCGAAGTCAGAATAATAAATGATGACGAAGTTATCGCCACAATTTTAAACCCTGATGACATTGTTTCAGTATAAGGAGTATTTATATGAACGACACAAACCAAGATAATCAGGTTCAAGCTGAAAATGAGCTAGTTGTTGATGTTGTAGAACCAACAGAAAACTTAGCAGAAACAGAAGCAGTCGAAACCAACTCAGGTGGTGATGATGAACTTGATAATTACACTAGAGGTGTATCAAAAAGAATAAACAAATTAAACGATAGAATACGAGCTGCGGAGATGAGAGCCGAAGAAGCTGAGTCAAAGTATGCAAAAGTATCTAACGAGTTATCTTCAGTAAAAAGTAGAGCTACAGTTCTAGACAAAAATTATACTGAAGAATACGAAAACAGAGTCAAGTCACAAAGGCAACAAGCTGAAGACTTATATAGAAAAGCTAGAGAAACAAACGACCCAAATCTTGAAGTAAAAAGTGTTGAGTTGTTAAACAAGGTTACTTTAGAAGAAGAAAGAGTCAGATTAGCAAAAATGCAGCTTGAAGCACAACAAGAACAAAATTCAACAATTGTTGAACAAAATGTACAAAATACACAACAACAAGTGTATGATAAACCTAAGCCCGATGCTAAAGCTGTAGAATGGCAAGAAAAGAATGACTGGTTTCAAAAAGATAGAGTCAAAACTTACACAGCCATGGGTATACATGAAGATTTACTGTCAGAAGGATATGATGGTGGTGAAAATGAATACTACGAAGAATTAGACAAAAGGCTACAAAAGGTTTATCCTGATTTACAGGCAGAGCCTGAAGGCGTATCAAAAGAAGCCAACTCAACTGTGCAACGAGTAGCTTCTGCTTCCTCTGGAAGTCGCCAAGGAACACAAGGTAAGAAAAGCGGTATTAAAATTAGTTCTAACCATGCTTCCGTAAAGAGTAACTTAAAACCTTACGGGATGTCACAAGAAGAGTGGCTAAGAAGAGTGGGTAAAGAAATAGTTAAACTAGAAGGAGCAAAATAATGGATATAGATGCGATTGAAAATACAACACGCCAATCTCGTGATGATGAGCAACACGATAAAAACGCTAGAAGAAAACCATGGCAACCTGCGAGGATGCTTGAAACTCCACCAGCACCAGAAGGCTATCAGTACAGATGGATTAGGTCGGAGTATGTAGGAATCGAAGATAGAAACAATGTTTCTGCTAGAATGAGAGAAGGATGGGAGTTTGTCAGACAAGACGAAATACCAGACTTTCCTTTACCTACTATAGAGCATGGTAGACACGCAGGAGTCATATCAGTAGGTGGTTTGATATTAGCAAAAATACCAACAGAAACTGTTAATGAACGTAATGAACATTATAAAAATCGTAATGTGCAACAAAACGAAGCACTAGATAATACTATGTTTAATGAACTACAAGGCAATAACAGATATGTAAAGTATGATTCTAATAGAAAATCTAACGTATCATTTGGTAAAAAAAGGTAGGATGAATTATGGCGAATAAAGACGCTTCATTTGGTCTGAAACCTGTAAAAATGATGGGTGGCTCACCCTATTCAGGCGGACAAAGCCGTTATAGAATAGCAGCAAACTACGGAACAAGTATTTTTCAAGGCGACTTGGTAATGCAAGTTACTGGCGGTGGCATTGAAATTCACGCAGATGGCGGTACGTACACAGACCCAACAACATCAGAGCAAGTATTTAGCAATTTTTACCCTGCAAGCACCAACGCTTCAGATATAATTGCTTTTGTACACGATGACCCTAATACGGTCTTCGAAATACAAGCAGACGACACTTTCCCAGTGGCCGACCTGTTTGGTAACTTTGACATCGTTTACACTAACTCAGGTAGTACCACAACAGGTATTTCAGGAGCAGAGTTAGATGTCACAACAGGTGCAACTACAACAAATTTGCCTCTAAAGGCAATAGACATTAGTCAAGACCCTGAAAATTCAGATGTCGGTTCAGCTAATACAAATGTTTTGGTTGTTATTCAAAATCATATAGCAGGCGTTAAAGGCGCAGGCTTAGCATAAGGAGTAATTAGATGGCTATAAGTAGAGCGCAATTAGCGAAAGAACTTGAACCCGGTCTAAATGCACTTTTTGGACTTGAATATGACGAATATCAAAACGAATATGAAGAACTATATTCTATCGAAGACTCAGACAGAGCTTTTGAAGAAGAAGTTTTAGTAGTTGGATTTGGTGCAGCTCCTGTCAAGGAAGAAGGTGCTGGCGTAAGCTTTGATAATGCTTCAGAAGGATATACTGCAAGATATACACACGAAACTGTTGCTCTTGCTTTCTCTTTAACTGAAGAGGCAATCGAGGATAATTTATATGACCAATTAGGTCGTAGATACACAAAAGCATTGGCACGTTCAATGCAACATACCAAAGAAGTAAAAGGAGCAAATGTATTAAACAATGCGTTTAGCACTGACTTTACTATTGGTGATGGACAACCATTAGTTTCCACAGCACACCCATTAGTGGGTGGTGGTACTGCTCGTAATAGAGCAACAACTATGGCTGACCTAAATGAAACTTCACTAGAAGATAATATTATTGATATATCGACATTTGTTGATGACAAGAACTTGATTATTGCAGTTCGTCCTGACAAATTAATCGTTCCACCACAACTTGTTTTTGTGGCTGATAGACTATTAAATACACCGGGCAGAGTTGCTACATCAGACAATGATATTAACTCTATTAAAAATCAATCTTCAGTACCTAGTGGCTTTAGTGTAAATCACTATCTCACAGACCCTGATGCGTATTTCATACTTACATCAGTAAATGAAGATGGAGAAGGTTTAAAGATGTTCAATAGAACACCTATGGAAACCACAATGGAACCTGAATTTTCAACAGGTAACATTAGATATAGAGCTAGAGAAAGATATTCATTTGGTGTATCTAACTGGCGTGGAGTATTTGCTTCACAAGGAGCCTAAGGTTCTTAACTAATAAAGGGAGCTTGATGCTCCCTTTTTTTTTGCAAAAAACTAATATACAATCAAATTCTAGGATTTATTAACTTGTTCTATTAACTGACCTAGCAGACAAGCCAAGATAATAGAACTTATTTTTCGGGAGAAAAATTATGGCACTAAGCACATTCAGTGGTCCTGTAAAATCATTAGCAGGATTTATTTCAGCAGGTAATGCAAATGTGGTGAGCTTAACAGCAGATACAACACTTACAGTTGCAGCACACTCTGGCAAAATATTAACTTGTAACGATGCAGACGGTAAATTTACTTTGCCAAGTATTGTAACAACTGACCCCGGTGACAACACCGACCCTAACCAGCTTAATAACCTTGGAGCTACTTTCTTCTTTGTAGTAGAGACAGCAGCTACAGATATGGATATTAAAACAGATGGAACAGATAAGTTTGTTGGTGGTTTATATACAGGTAAAGATGATGCTTCAGGTAAAGTATTTATTTCAGCAGCATCTAACGATGTAATCACAATGAACGGTTCTACAAAGGGTGGACTAGCAGGCAGTATTGTTAAAGTAACTGCTATGGCTTCAGCTAAATATGCTGTTGAAGGTATTATTTTAGGCTCAGGCACTATAGTTACACCATTTGCTGACGCTTAATAGGAGTAAATTATGGCAGACGCAGTAACTTCACAAACCATACAGGATGGCCAAAGAACGGCTATTTTGAAGTTTACTAACGTATCAGATGGCACAGGCGAAAGCGCAGTAAAAAAAGTAGATGTATCAGCTTTAGAAAAAAACGATAAAGGTGAAGCATGTACTTCTGTTTCTATAACAAGAATTTACTGGGCATGTGCAGGTATGGGAGTAAACATAGAGTTTGATGCAACTTCTAACGTGCTTGCTATAGGTTTACCAGCAGATAGCACAGGTGATGAGTATTATGACTTGTTTACAGGCATACCTAATAATGCAGGTAGCGGTGTTACAGGTGATATTGACTTTACAACCAAGGGTCATTCCAGTGGCGACACTTACTCTATAATTCTTGTATTGACTAAGAATTATTAGATGAATGGCAAAAGCTAAAGCAAAACCTAGAAAAAAAGCTAAAGCTATCAGAAGAACTATTGGTAAGGGCGGTAATTATCGCCCTACCAAAGCAGGTGCAGGTATGACCAAAAAGGGAGTAGCTGCATATAGAAAGGCTAATCCCGGTTCGAAGCTTAAAACAGCAGTAACGGGTAAAGTTAAAAAAGGTAGTAAAGCTGCAAAAAGACGTAAATCTTTTTGTGCTAGGTCTTTAGGACAGCTTAAAAAAAGTTCAGCAAAAGTCAGAAATAATCCCAACTCACGTATACGACAAGCAAGACGCAGGTGGAAGTGTTAGATGCCATTAGCTAAAGGAAAAAGTCGCAAAGCGATTAGTAAAAACATAAGGTTGTTAAAAAAAGAAGGCAGGCCACAAAAACAGGCTGTAGCTATTGCTTTGAGCAAAGCTAAAATAAAACAAAAAATAAAAAAAAGAAGGTAAAACTATGTTTGCAAAAAAATCAGCAAAAAATAAAATAAAAAAAGTTTCTAAAGCACTTAAAAAAGCTAGTAACACACACGCAAAACAAGCAAAAACATTACAAACCATAAAGCTTAAAAAGGGCGGAAGTGTACCATCAAATGTTGCAAATCCATCTTTGTACAGCAAAGTTAAATCTGAAGCAAAACGTAAGTTTGACGTTTTTCCTAGTGCTTACGCCTCAGCATGGCTTGTAAGAACATACAAAAAAAGAGGTGGTAAGTATAAGGGTGCAAAAGGTAAGGCAACAGGAGGCGTTATACACGCTAGAAATGGTGGTTTTATAGCAAAAGGCTGTGGTGCAGTAATGCAAAACAGAAGAAAGAAAACAAAAATGCGTGGTAGGTAATGAAAGGACTTACTAAATGGTTTGCCGAAGATTGGGTTGATATTGGCTCAAAAAAGAAAGGTGGTGGCCATGAAAAGTGCGGTAGAAAAAAAGCTAAAGGTTCTAAAAGAAAATATCCAAAGTGTGTGCCTAGAAGGGTTGCTAATCGTATGACTAAAGCACAAAAACGTTCTGCTGTGAAAAGAAAAAGAGCAAGAAAGCAAGGTGTTGGTGGCAAGCCAACAAACGTAAAAACATTTGTAAAAAAGAAAAAATGATTAGTCAACGGCTTATAAGACAAGAGGTTAGAGATTGGTCTAAGGAAGTATTAGAAACAGAACAACCTGTATGTCCTTATGCAAAAAAAACATGGGAAAACAATAGGGTAGATGTAATATTATCTAAATGTTTACATTGGACAGACCTAGTAGATATTAGTAAAAATTTTCCTACAGACAAAGATGTTATTATTTATTGTGATACAAACATGGATTTAGACATGTTTACTTTTGATAATAGAATCGCCATGTTAAATGCTTTCGTTAACAGTGAAAACTTATGGGTCATGGGTTTTCATCAACAACATGATGAAAAGGTTGTAGTAGACCAAGAACATTTTGAGCCACATTTTGACGAAAGTTATAATATGGTTTTTATGCAAAAATTAGATGAATTGAATAAAGCATCTGAAACATTAGAAAAAATAGGTTATTATAAAGATTGGGATGTAAAAGATTTCCAAGATATTTTGAAACGAAGGAGTAAAAAGTGAAAAATAAACTAAAAGGCTTAAAAAAATTAGTAGGCAGTTTGTCGCCAGCCGACAAGAAAGAAATAGCAAAGTCTATGAAAGACGGTGGTGTTCTTAAAATGGCAGGCGGTGGTGCTACACCTAAATCAGGCGTGGTTAAGGTAGACATGGAAGGCAACCCTAAATCAGGCGTAAAGAAAATGATGGGTGGCGGTAAAGCTGGTGTTAAAAAACTTGGTAGAGGCGGTAAGCTTAAAATGAAACAAGGCGGCATGGCTGGTAAATCAGGTGTTAAAAAACTTGGTAGAGGTGGTAAGCTCAAAATGAAACAAGGTGGAATGGCTGGTAAGTCGGGTGTTAAAAAACTAGGACGAGGCGGAAAGCTTAAAAAATAAATAAATGGCAGTATCAGGTTCTAAAAATTTTGAATTAGACGTTGCCGACTATGTCGAAGAGGCGTTCGAAAGGTGTGGCTTAGAGCTACGAACCGCTTACGACTTACGCACTGCAAGAAGAAGTCTTAACTTATTGTTGGCAGAATGGGCAAACAGAGGCCTTAATCAGTGGACTATACAAGAAAAAACTGTAACCATGGTTAAAGACACTACTACTTATAATGTAGATTCTAGTGTAGCGAGTGCGCCAATTGACGTGCTAGATGCTTTTGTAAGGCAAACAATAAACTCAGAAAACTCTGACTTACAAATGACAAGATTATCAAGAAGCGAATACGCATCTATACCCAATAAATCTACGACAGGCAAACCTTTACAGTTTTTTATCGATAAACAAATTAATCCAACAATAAGTGTTTATCCTACTCCTGATAAATCAACTACTTATACAGTACACATGAACGTGCTTACACGCATGGATGATGTAGACGCAGCCACAGATACGTTACAAATGCCTTTTAGATTTTATCCTTGTTTGGCTGCTGGTTTAGCATACTATTTGTCAATTAAAAAAAGTCCTGAAAAAACAGCTATGTTGAAAGCAATATACGATGAAGAGTTTCAAAGGGCGTTAGCATCAGATGAGGATAGAGCTTCAGTAAAAATTACACCTGATGTATCGCATTACAATATTGCATAATGGCTTTTGCATCTAACAAAAATCCTTACGCTATCTGCGACAGATGTGGTTTTAGATATTATTTGCGTGAATTACGTAAGGAATGGAATGGTTTAAAAACTTGTCCTGAGTGTTACGAGCCTAAGCACCCACAACTAGAACCTAGAACAAACAAGGTAGACCCACAAGCTGTAAGAGAGCCAAGACCTG